CACAAAAGAATTCTAGACGTAGAATAGGTAACTTAGAACCTGTATTAAAGCCAGTGATCAATGGCTTTTAGCTAAAGTCCTAGTATGAGGTAAGACTTTTCCTCCCCTTTGGTCGTTGGGGTATAACGACTAAATAAATTATGGTGGTACTTAACTAAGATTTGCCATGCATGGAGGTTGTTAAGCTAAGTTGTGTTCCAGGGTGTAATCAGATAAAAAAGCCACCATTTAACAATAAGGAGTAATATGAAACAATATACATTCACACGAATGGGTGGAGATAAAAAAATAATAGAAGCTAGAAGTTTAAAGAAAGCTATAATAAAATATGATGGCAAACCAAATGACCATGATGATCATGCATTAATTGTTTGGACAAGCAAGAAAGGTAATATAAGCAATAAGATACTTAGACTACCATATGTAACTAGAAAAGAAAGAAAGGGAAGACTGTGAGTTACGGAGAAAATATAAGAAAAATATTAGAGCATCATTATCTTTGGTGTAAAGCAAATGGTAGAAGTACATCATGGTATAAAAAATATAAAAAAGAAATAAATAAAAAACCAACAAAGATTTATTAGTATGACATTTGTTTGGAAACATCCTAAATATTATAAAAAACCTAAAAAAAATTTGACAAACGAAAACTTTTCTGATAAGGGAGATGACCATGAAAAGATACAAAGTAAGATTAGTAGGAATGGGGATAGTAGCATTAGCAATAATTCCATTCGACAACGAGCCAACAATAGAAAAACTAGAAAATAATGTAGCATACTATCTTAATAATAATTTAATGAAGATAGAGCCTGATCATAATTTTTACGATCCTAATAGATATATGCTAACTTATGAGGAAGTGTAGGTTGAATTATAGACAACAGTTAGAAGTAATTAAAGGTCTAGCTATACCACCAGAAACACAGACAAGAATGGATTGTCCATTCTGCAACGGAAGAAATACATTATCAATAGACACAACTGAAAACAAAATAGGTTGGTATTGTTTTCATGCATCGTGTAATTCAAAAGGAAAATATGAAGGAGAAAAGAATATGCAATATGTACAGAGAGTATTCCATGGTAATCAAACATTACACATAGAGGATATAGAATTTAAAATACCAGATAGTTTTCAATCAATATATTCAAATGAAAAAGCTATGCGTTGGCTATCTAACAATAATTGTTGGGAGTCATGGTCATGGGGCAGAGCAGATTTTAAATATGATGTAAAGCAAGATAGAGTTGTTTTCTTAGTTAAGAATAGAATATCACATAAGATAGTAGGCGCAGTAGGTAGAGCATTAAATAAAAATGAGTTTCCTAAATGGTTTATGTATGGTAATAAAGATGTACCATTTAAATGTGGTGAGTGTAGTGATGCGGTTATAGTTGAAGATTGTCCTTCAGCTTGTGCTGTATCTAATATACTTACTGGCATTGCGATAATGGGTACAAAATTAAAAGAAATACAAAAGTCACACTTGAGGCCATACAAAAATCTATACATCTGTTTAGATAGAGATGCTACTACAAAAGCATATGACATGGCAAAAAATTTAAGATCCTCTGGATTTGAAAATGTAATAGTAAAACCTTTAGAAGATGATCTTAAATATTTTAATACAGAACAGGTAAGGAAAATATTTTATGGATAAAAAAATGAAACAAGAAATTCTTGATAACTGGAATAGTTGGAAATATGATATTAAGGATATGAATAGATCTGATTGGACACAAAGAGATCAATCTATATTAGATACAATAGAATTATTATTAAGAAAGGAGTATGGAGATGGCGATAAATCTAGATAGAGGACCTGCTGATCTTGAAGAAGTAATTGATAAACAGCAAAAGCAAATTAATTTTCTTAAAAAACAAACTAAGAAAACACAAGATGATAGGATAGCAGAGATCATGGCTTTGTATGCAGAGGTCAAAAGATTAAAAAACGAGAATGAAGATTTAAGATTAAATAAAATTAAATCACAGTATACTATAGAAAATTTAGAAAAAGAATTGAAAGACAAAATATGAAATGTTTTTATTGTGACACTGAAGTTAGATGGAATAATGATTTTGATGCAGAAGATGTTAATCCAGAATCAGAATATGCAATAGTTAGCATGTATGAATGTGATAATTGTAAGGCTTGGTATGAAGTTTATACTGTTAAAAAAAATAAAAAGGAGGATAAATGATAGAAAAACAAATGATTAGGCTTATGCTTAATAAAAAATTTTATACACAGCATAAGGGCATGTTATCTCCAACAGTATTCTCTGGAGATATAAGTTCACTGTATGAGACAGTGCAAAAAGCACATGAAAAATATGAAGAAGATATAAAAGTTGACGAGTTATATTCTTTACATACAGCTATATTTAATCCTGCATTAACCCGTGCTGCTAAAGAAAAATTTAGTGAGTTAGTTGAAGACATCAAAGAAGTACAAGAACCTAGTAAAGAAATAGCAAAAGATATAATGCGTATACTAGCTGATAGAGATCTTGCACAAAGAATAGCTGTTGAGGCAACAGAAATATTTAATGGTAAAGATGCCAACTTCAATGAGATATCTACAATGATAGATAATCATAAGTCAAATGTTAACGAAGATAAAAATCCTGCTGTAACAAATGACATTCAAGAAGTTATAGATCTATTAGAGGTTACAACTAAATGGAAATTTAACATACCAGTTCTTAAAGAAAATGTAGGTGGTATCGGTGGTGGTAATTTAATGATAGCATTTGCTAGACCAGAGACAGGCAAGACTGCATTTTGGGTTAGTCTTTGTGCGGCCCCAGGTGGATTTTGTTCACAAGGTGCAAAGGTACATGCATTTATAAATGAAGAGCCTGCTATACGTACACAGATTAGGGCCATATGTTCTTTTACAGGTATGACAAGAGATGAAATTTTATTTGATAGAGTTCAGGCACAAAGAATTTGGAGTAATATAAAAGATAATATATCCATGTTTGATACAGTTGATTGGTCCATAGATGATATAGATGCACACTGTGAAAAACATAAACCAGATATAATAGTTATTGATCAGTTAGATAAAGTTAATGTATCTGGATCGTATGCTAGAACTGATGAAAAGCTAAGACAAATTTATACTAGCGTAAGGGAGATAGCTAAACGTAGAGACTGTGCTGTGATTGCAATATCTCAAGCATCAGCTGATGCGCATAATAGAAACAGTATTTCATTTGATCAAATGGAAAACTCTAAAACAGGTAAGGCAGCCGAAGCTGATTTAATTATTGGTATAGGTAGAAATGGTAATACTGATTTAGAAAATAAAATAAGAACATTATGTATAAGTAAAAATAAAATCAATGGTTATCATGGAGAACCTGTGTGTACCATTAGGAGAGGTATAAGTAGGTATGAAGTATGAGTAAATTAGATAAGTTAGTAAATTTATTTATAGCATTTAGTATAATTTTTGTTTTATTATATTCGTGCTATATAACATTACAAATACAAGATATGTGGGATATGATTATTAAATATCAAAACGTATTAGTAGAACAACAAAAAGAATTAAGAAATTTAAAAATATTAATTATATCTATGAAAGGAACATCTGTATGATAACAACAGTAGACGTAGAAACATCTTGGCAAAAAACAGAGACGGGTGGGTATGATCCATCACCATTTCACCCAGACAATATATTAGTTAGTGTAGGTATTAACGATGAATACTATTTTACAAATCATAGTGAGAGAATAGATAGGGGATGTGCTGTTAAGATACAAGATACTTTAAATAAAACAACTTTACTTGTAGGTCACAATATTAAATTTGATTTAATGTGGTTGCTTGAGGCAGGATTTAAATACACTGGTAGAGTTTATGATACTATGCTTGGTGAATATATTTTAAATAGAGGTATAAGAAAAAGTTTAACATTAGAGATGTGTTGCCGTAGAAGAAAGATAGGATCTAAAGATAGTAGTATAAAAGAATACATGGATAGGGGAATATCGTTTGAGAATATACCTTCAGATGTTGTAGAAGAATATGGTAAGATAGATGTACAGATAACAAGAAAATTATTTAATTCTCAAATGGATGATTTTAGATTAGAAAAAAATAAAGAACTATTATCTACCGCTAAGATGATGAATGAATTTTTAGTTGTCTTAACTGATATGGAACGAAATGGAATTAATATTGACGTACAAAAATTAAATGAAGTTGAGAAGGAGTATCGTGCAGAGTTTGCATACTTAAAACAAAAGATAGATAAAATTGTTTACAAACAAATGGGAGATACTAAAATTAATTTATCTAGCCCAGAACAATTATCATGGTTAATATACTCTATGAAACCTAAAGATAAAAAACAATGGTCTAAAATATTTAATGTAGGTATAGATAAAAGCACAGGTAAAAATAAAAAAAGACCACAGTTTTCTAGAGTTCAATTTAGAAATTTAATAGCTGATAACACTGAAATAATTCATAGAACTGTAGCAGAGCAATGTATAGGATGTCATGGTAAAGGTGTAATTAAGAGAATAAAGAAAGATGGTAGCCCATATAAAAATTATACTAAGTGTAGCGAATGTGATGGTGACGGTTACACTTACACACCTATGGCCAAAGTTGCAGGGTTTAGACAAAGACCTAGAAGTGTTTATGATATTGCAGAGTCTGGATTTAGAACAGATAAAATTACATTAAGTAAAATTTCATCGGAGGCAGAGGGTGAGTTTAAAGAATTTATAGATGCAATTGTTAGGCATAATGCTGTATCTACTTACTTAGATACATTTGTAGAAGGTTTAAAAAATTTTACAAATGATAAAGGGTTTTTACATCCTAAGTTTATGCAAGCAGTAACTGCAACGGGTAGACTATCTAGTAGAGATCCTAACTTTCAAAATCAACCTAGG